CAGGTGGGTCCGGATGTGATCTGGGTGAACCCGCCGCCCGTTACGTCGGCGAAGGCGTCGCCGCTGCCATTGTCGGACGATTCCTGAATCTTGATGGTCGCGTCGGTGCCGGAGAAGGCGGTCACGTGCAGGTATGCCTGAAGGCCGAACGCGCCCGGGCTGGCCGAGCCGAGGTCGACACCGGTGCCGTTGGTGGCGCCAGTGTCGTCGGTGCGGGTGCCGGCGGTGAGCTGGACGCCCCACTCGAGGCCGTAGCCGTTGGCGAGCGTGCCTATGTTGAAGATGAACGACCCGTCGGTGCCGCGGGTCGGGTCGTAGTTGGGCTGCTTGGCCACCATCGACGCGGCTGGCTTGCCGAGGGTTGTGGACCGGCAGTAGGTGCCGATCTGGTCGGCGGTGGGTAGCAGCGACAGGCGCGGGTGGGCTTGTCCGGCCGCGTCGTTGAAGAACGCCATGAAGGCGATGCCGGCGTCGCGTTTGCCGCCGATGCGCTCGAACGCGGACTTGTTGATGCCGGTGACTTCGAGCGGGGCCGGGCCGCCGTGGATGCTGGACAGGGAGCCGATGTCGCCGGACAGGTCGTAGCCGGACAGGTAGAAGGCGTCCCCGAGTCCGTTCTGCTTCGTCATCGCCCACCTTCCTACGGGGCCTGTGTCCAGGCGTTGTTGACGATGACGGGCAGCGTGATGGTGATGACCCGGAACTTGGCCCCGTCGCCGTAGTCCACCCATCCGGCCTCGGCCGACAGCGCAATCCCGGCCTGGCCGAGCAGGTCGACGTTGCGGACCTGGCCGCCGAACTCGAAATCGCCGGAGTAGGCGGTCATCAGCGCATCGGTGGCGGCCATCAGGTTCGGGTCGATGTCGTCAGTGGGGAGCTGCATTGCTGGGGCGAAAAGTCGGACCATGAACACCAGGCGGGCGCTGGTCGCGGCCAAGCCCGACCCGGCCGGCACCGGTCCCATCGACTGTACCCACAGCGCCGCCGTGAGCCCGTTGCCGGGAGGGTTGAGTGGCTCGTGGCCGTTGACCCGCTCGAAGTAGCCCGATGTCATGGCGTGACCCACAGGGACCGCGAGGATGGCCTTGCTGTCCATCAGTTCATCCGCTGCGTGAACTCGGCCACGACCTGCCGGGCGATTCGTAGCACGTGGTGCTGCCGGACATCGTCGACGGCCCTCCGGAAGCTGGCGTACCCCTTGAACCTGGTGGTGTGGTTGCGTGACGACGTGCCCTCGAGCCACGGCCCGTAGACGATGCCCCGGTCGTGCACCACCGTGTCCGGGTCGATGCGCTGCATCATGATCTGCGTCTCGTAGTACGGCGTCGGATGCTGGATCGACCGGTCCAGGTTGTACTGGACCCGCTCCAGCGCCGCGGCGGCCACGCGGTACTGGATGTCCTCCACCAGTGCGCCGATCTCGCCGCGCAGGCCGGGGTCGCCGTACACCGGCCCGGACACGGTGACCCGCACCGCGCCGCCCACCGGGCCGGCGGTGCCGCCGGTGGGGGCGGGGTTCTGGCGGTCCATGCCGGGCTGCCAGAACGTACCGAACTTGCCCTTGTCGCTCGGGCGACGGACCGGTGCCCCGGAGACGTCGGTCACGCCACCGGGGATGATCGGGGTGGTCATGCCGCGACGCGTCTCCACGGCAGCGGTGCCCGTTCGACTCGACGCACCACCCTGCTGGCTGGTTCGCCGGCGCTGTCGAGGTACTTGTGGCCTAGGGCGGTCCGGTATTCGCGGATGCGCCATTCGCTGGTGGCCTCGTCGCGGCCGAGGATCCCGTCGATGGGAACGTTGCTCGGCTCTAGCCCGTGCGCGCGTACCCAGGCGTGGACCTCGCCCCGCTCCACCGGGGTCAATTCGAAGTACGGTACGAGCTCCATCAGATCGCCGCCATTCTTGCCTTACGCCCATGGGCGACATACACGTCTTCGCGCAGCGACTTCAACCCGCGGCCGGACGCCTCGCGGGAGTTCTCGCCGGAGCCGACCTCGCGGGCGTAGCCGGAGATCTCCTGCAGCAGGGTGGACATGGCCTCGGCGATGTTCAGGTCCCGCACCAGCGGCGGCGGCGCGTACCGGTACACGGTGGCCGCGTCGAGGTGGGTGGCTGCCGTGGTGCCCAACGCTCCACGCTGGACGGTCAACGTGCGCGGTGCGTAGATGTCCGCGCTGCCCGCATGGGTGGCCAACACGCTGCCGTCCCAGGCCCGTTTGACCGTGAGCACGCTGCCGGCCACGTCGACCACGAGCATGCGTTCGGAGTCGATGAGGATGACCTCGTCCCGGACGGGTGCGAGCGTGGTGGTGGACATGGTGATGGCCACGTCGCTCGGTGACGCGGTCAGGCTGTCCCCGGCGTCGATGTTCACCCCGGTGTCCACCATGGACTTATCGGTGACGATGAGGCGTTCGGAGTCGGCTCGGATGATGTCGCCCACACCGATGGCGGCCGAGTTGGTCACGGTGACGCTGGTGGCCGACGTGGACACGACCGCGCCGGACAGGGCGCCGGCCGGGTTCTCCTCGACCGGACAGCCGCCAAAGACGCCGGTGAGGGCCACCGAGCGCTGGTGAGTGCTGCCAGCACTGAACGCGGCGGCCGAGTCGAGGTCGATCTCAATGTGGGTGTACGGCGCCTCGTCGATGTTGTCGGAGCGGCGCAGGAACCGGTCGTTCGCCACGATGGTGACACCGCCGGAAACCAACGTCTCCAGCGACACCATCTCGTTGGAGCCGAGCCACAGTCGCCACGACCGCGCGTACTGGTAGTTGGGCCAGTCCATGTACCGGGTCCCGGTCCACGGGTAGAACCGGCGGTGAGTCAGCGACTCGATGGCCCTGCGACCGGCGGCCACCGCCCGGTCGACCTGGGCGTCGTCGCGGGCGGTGTTCTTACTGTCGAGGGCGCGCTTGACGTCCTCGCGGGTGCAGTAGGCGAACGAGTCCACCGCACCCCCTCGCTACAGCTGTTGGCTGGCGTCCTGCGGGCGCCACCCGTCGAAGCGGCAAAACAGTTTGCCGTCCGGCCCGGTCGTCAACGGCTCCCCGTCATTCGGGCATGCCGTCGGAGGCCGGCTCCGCTCCTCCGTCCGGATCTGCGCCGCTTCCTTCGCTATCGACAGGTACTGGTCCCACGACATCGGCAGCCTCCTCCATGTCGAGGATGACGGTGCCCTCGTCGATGTGGTCGTCGGCACCGCACTCCGGGCAGGACCATGCGCCCACCGAGTAGGCGCACGTGCACTGTTTGCAGATCCACAGCATCAGCTCGCCGCCTTCCGGTACTGCTCGAGGACCACCTCAGGAATCGGGCCACGGCCGCGGATCTCGATACCGTGCTCGGCCGCCCACGCCCGCACCGCCGCCGGATCCGGCTCAATCACCGCCGGCGGTTCCGGCGGGGAATCCTGCGGCCCGTATGGGCCGAGTTTCCCCCGCGCCCGCAGCACGTCGGCCAACGTCCTGAACTCGCTCATGCCGCCACCAACGTCGCACCGTCGTCGTACGGTAGCCACGAGGCCGTCCAGGTGATCGCCCCATCGGTGCCGGCCGAAACCTGCTCGATCTGACCCTCATCAAGGATCAGCCAGTTCGTCATGACCCGCGCCAGACCGGCCGCCCGGATCATCGCATCCCCGGGCACACCCGTGATGGCGAGCAGGTTCCCGACCGGCGTGTCCGTCGACCCGATGTCCAGCGCCGCACACAGGTCCGCGTTCACCGCACCGACCGTCGGGTTGAGTTGCAGCTTCGAGCTGTTCGCCACGGTAACCGCGGTCGTGACCTCGCCGCAGATGTTGGTCAGCGCGATCCGGCCGCCAGCGACGGTGAACAGCGGGATGTCCGTGGCGGACAGCGTCCCCGTCGCCTTGGTGGCGACGTTGCCCAGCCAGGCGTCGTGGTATTGGACGGTCACGGCGACTCTTCGGCCGCCGCAGACGTAGCCTTCGCCGCGGTCGCCTTGGTGGCCTTCACCGGCGTCGGACCCTCCACCTTGGCCAGCCGCTCATGCAACTCGCGGATAGCGTCCACCACGTCGGCCTCGCCGTTGGCCAGACCGTTCTCGAGGACGCGCTCGACAGCAGTAGACATGTCGCCTCCTTATGCGTTGTCGGACGCGGCCAGGAACAGGACCTCCTGCCACGACGCCGCGCCAACGGCGAGGGCGTTGTACAGCAGGACGATCACACCACCGGGAGCGACCGCCCGAGTGGCGGCGCCGAGGTCGATGTTGGCGTCGTCGAAGGTGATCGTGTCGGTGTTCTTCGGGATGATCACCAGAATGTCGCCGTCGGCTGCGTCCGACTTGGTGATCGTGTCGACCTGGTCCGCGGTACCGGACTCGGAGATCGCCAGAACGTACGTGACGCCGGCCGGCACGGTAAGGACGCCGGACGCGATCGTCGACTGCGTGACCGTACCCAGGCGCAGGTTGGTGGCGGTCAGCAGCGTCGTGCCCGTCGCGGTCAGGCTGGTGACAGTCAGCCCGGACGTACTGAGCGACGCGACCTGCGCATCGGTGGACCTGTTGCGAAAGACGAGCGCGCCGGACTCCCAGAGCGACTTGAGCAGCGCCATGGCCATTTGCTGTATGCCTCCTGTTTTAACGAGGTTGGTTCCTCGTGGCGGATTTGGTGCCGGCCGGCCCGGAGCGCCCCGGGCCGGCCGTGGTCGATCAGGCGTTGGCCGCACCCGGGTTGAGCAGGTTCGGCAGGTTCACGGCCTTGCGCTGCACAACCAGGTCATGCTTGAGATACAGCACAGCCAGCAGCTGCGACGTGGCCGTGGTGCAGGCCACGTTCACCGAGATGTGCGTGTAGCCGGCCGCGAGCTGGTCCGCGCCGACGTAGATGGCGACCAGCTTCTGCTGGGTGCCGTACGTCGCACCGACCACTGTGCACTCCGACGCAGCCGACTGGGTCACTTCGACCCACGACTCGTCGTTGTCCAGCGCCGTCTCGGCCTTGATGTGCCAGGCCGTGACACCGGTCGCAGAGTTGGTCGAGTCCATATCGTTGGACGTGCCACTGGTGTAGGCGGTGTGCTGCTGGACGTCGAACGTCAGGTCATCAGCACCACCGACGAGGGTGATTGCGACAATGGTGATACCCGAGCAGTCCACCATGCTGATCCGCTTGCCGGTGGCCGCATCCGACGTGTTGATGTCGACTGGCGCGACCGCGACGCCGATGTCGAACAGGCGGCCAAGTGCCCGCATTCCCATGGGGTTTCCTTCTCTCTGCGCAGGGTGTGAATGCTGCGCGAGCACGCCCTACCGCGCCGCGGCGCTCGGGCTAGAGACCCCGGCCCGGATCCGGGCCGGGGATGGTTCCTTACAACTGCTCCGTTACTACGCCTTAGCGCGCTTCCAATTGCACGAAAGCACTAAGCGTTGCCCCGGCATTCTTGGGCGTAATCGGCGACTGGATCCACGGCCTACCATCGACACGCTCAATGATCCGGTATGCGGTCTGGTCGTTGGCGAACTTGTAGTGCGGGCTCGACATCGCGCTCATGACCTGGCGATCTCCAACAAGATAGAAACCCAGATCGACAAACGTGATATCGCCAAGGTCGCCAATCTTCGACGCCTTCTCCGAGACGATTACCGGCCGGCCAAGAATGGTGGCTGGCGGGCCAGACACACCGTTGTTCAGCCACACCGCCGAGCCGCCAGTACCGACCGCCAGGGCCATGGTGGCCAACTGTGGGAAGGTGTCAGGCGAAACGATCCAGACCGCGCGGCTCAGGCTCTGCGGCAACATGCGGGCGAACATCTTGACGACGTTCTCCCACACGATCGTGTCCGCCGCCTGGTTGGTCTCCTTGCTGACCGTAACCATCGCGGTGTTGCCAGTGTTCAGGAACCCGAGCGGCTCGCCGACACCGGAGCCCTGCATGAAGGCGTAGTCCTCGTAGAAGCCCAGCGCCTCCGGGAACATCTGGTCCAGGAAGGCCTGGAACGAGCCGATCGAGTCGGAGATCAACTCGTTCGGGACCTCGGCGTATGCGGTGAGCTTCTTGGCGTCGAGCACGATCCGGCCGAACGAGGCCGAGGACGCGGTGAGCGCCGCACCTTCCTCGGTCCAGTAGCCGATGATGCCGCCGTAGACAGACGACACGTTGGAGGTGGAGTCGATGGCCGGGAAAGGCACCCGGAGCGTCTCCATCGGGATGACCCGCGCGCGCGGGCGCACCACCGACGTTTCCAGCGACACCCGCAGCAGTTCCGACCGCAGCGTCTCCGGAATCAGGAACCCGCCCTCGGACGGCACCGTGCTGCTGAAGGCGTTGCGGACCCGCTGGAGTTTGGCTTGGACGTCGCCGGTCTTGTTGGCCAGGTGCCAGATGGTGGCGAAGTAGTCCGCCGACGCGGTGGGGCCAACGAAGTCGCGGTCGAGCACGGCACCCATGGCCCGCGGGTTGTGGATGTTGTTGCGGGCATCACCGTGGGCGATGACCTGCCGGGGGGTCAGGTCGATCCGGTCGATGCCCTCCGGCTGGTTCTCCCGCAGCCAGTTGGCGAGCACCAGTTGGACCTGCTCCTGCACCTGGGTCGCGATGTCCAGGTCCCGCTTGTGAACGGCCCGGGCGTAGTTGGTGATGAACTCCGGGAACAGGGCCTTGTCGGCGAAGACGCGCTGCATCTTGGCCGAATCGCCCAGCATCTCCTCCAACTGCGCCTGGGTGGTGGGGATCGTGATGCTCTCCGGGTCGACCTGACCAGCCGTGGTAGCGGCCGCCCGGTTGTACAGGCGGCCAATGTCGGCCGCGCTGACACCGAGTTGGTTGAGCCTCCGACGCTGCCAAGGCGCGAGGCTGATGGTGTTACTCACTGTGTGCCCTCCTCAAGGCAGCTCGGAATGACGAGGCATCAAACGCGAAGCCCGGCTCGTCGGCCGGGCTTCCGTGTGTCTGTGGGGGTTGTGGTGGTGCGGGTGCGTCGTTGGCGGCCACGGTCATCGCCGCCCGGAAGGCGTCCCACACCCCGAGTTCAGGTGGGGGCGGTTCGGCCGGTGGTGGCTGCGGCATCGGGCCGAGGTCGACCGGGCGCGGCTGGGACCGAGGCGGTGCGGGTGCATCATTGGCCGCCGCGGTCATCGCGGTACGGATGGCATCCCACGGCCCGGGGCTGGGCTCCGCCGGCGGCGATGGGGGCAGTGGTCCCAGGTCGACCGGGCGCCGTTCTGGTTGAGGTGGAGCCGGGGCGCTGCCTGCCGCAGCCTGCATGGCATCACGAAAATCCGCCGGATTGAATGGCAGTTCGGTTGCCCGGGCCATGGCGGTGCGGAAGGCGGCCGGGTCGAAGTCCACAGTGGTCGGTACGGGTTCCTGCTCCGGCTCCGACTCAGTCGAGGCGGGCATCTCGACCATGGGCTCGTCGGGTTCCGTGTCGGTCGTCTCAACCGGCTCGACCTCGGGTTCCACATCCGCCACGACAGCCTGCACCGCAGGGGGCACCAGGCCGAACGGGTCGGGCGCCTTGTCGCGTCCAGCGAAGTTGAACACCGTCAGATCCCAGGCGTTGGCCGCCTTCCGGCCCGGGCCGGCCACCTCGTCGGCCAGCCCCGCCTTGACCGCCTCCTCGGCGGTGTACCACGTTTCGGCCCGCATCCGGGCCCGCCAGTCGGCGACGGTGCCGCCGGCGCGTTGGGCGTACATGTCGGCGATGTTGTCCGACCACGTCTCCAGCAGCTGGGTCATGGCGGCCATGTCCTTGGAGTTGCCCACGGCCACGGCGTGCGCCTCGTGAATCATCATCTGGGCATTGCGGGCGATGGCGATACGGTCGCCGGCCTGGCATATGAACGAAGCGGCCGAGGCGGCGAGGCCGTCGATGATGACGTTCACGGTGGCCGGGTGGTTCTTCAGGGCGTTGTATATGGCCACGCCGTCGAATACGTCGCCGCCGGGCGACGACACCCGCAGGTCGATGACGGGCGCCTTGATGTCGCGCAACTCTTTGACGAAGTCGTTGGCCGAGACGCCCCATGCCCCGACCTCGTCATACAAGAAAACCTCAGTGGACTGGGCCAGGTTCCTGATGCTGTACCACGACTTCACCCGGGCCTCCTTCTATGGGCCGAGAACCTGGTCCGGGCGATAGACAGAAATCAACGTGCCTCTGCAGCGCACGCCGCCGAGGCAGTCGCGGTAGCCGCCGTTGGGGTAGACGGCCTCGATCTTCGCCACGATGTCGGGGTCGTCAGAGTTGCCGAGCCACTTGCCGTTGATGCGCCGGCAGGGCTTGCAGGTGTTGCGGTCCATGTACTCGCTGGCGTAGATCGCGGCCGACGGTGCGGCCAGCATCGTGTTGGTCCGGCCGGCGGTGAGCGCGGCCATCATGGCCCCGCCCAGGTTGTCCCGCACGAACGTGTCGGACAGGCCGGACAGGTGCTCGTCGACTGCGGCGGCCACCTGCTCGCCCGATGTGGACGGTGACCACAGCCGCAGGGCTTCGCGGCCGCCGGAGTTGGTGAGTCCTTCGGCGAGCAGTGCGGTGACCGCGGTGGCGGTGGCCATGAACGGGGCGGTGTCGGACGCGACCGGGTCGATGCGTACGCCTTGGTCAGCTGCTTCGTTGACCATGGCGCGGGCCGCGTCGAGGGCGATCTGGGCCATAGCTTCGGTGAGTGTCTGCGCCGCTTCGGCGGTGGACACGTGTAGCCGGGCGAGGGCGGCGAGGTCGTTGGACGTGACCGCGACCCGTACCTGGTCGACGATCTGGGCCCGTTGTGCGGCGGTGATGTCGGTCCACCGTCGTAGCAGCGCGTCGAGTTGGCGTTCGAACTCGGCTTGTAGGCCGGACAGGTCGACGTCCTGGGCGGCGTTGCGGGGCCCGGCCATCCGGTTGGACGTACCGCCGCCCCGCGCCGCTGCGGCCACAATTGCATGCGAGAGGTCGGAGGCGTCGTCGCCTTTGGAGACCACGTCCATGAACGCCTCGGCGAACAGCTCGCTGGAGTTCTTGGAGGCGTACTTGGAGATCTCGCCCCGGACGAGGGCCGAGCGGGATCCACCACCGGCCGCCTGCTTCGCCTGCTGAAGGGCGGCCAGGTTGGCGCCCGGCACGGTGCCGTTGACGACGTGGCCGAACTCATGCACGGCGACGCGGGTCAGGTCGCCGGGTGTCCCGGCGAGGTGGGTGGCCAGGTCCATCTCGCGCGAGTAGTGCTCGACGTGGCCGTAGTCGGTGTTGAAGTAGATGTCCCGACCGCCAACCGTGACGGCGAATGCCTCCGGCTGCATGCCGCCGTAGTGGCCGAACGGGCTGTCCGGCCCGTACGTCTTGACCAGCCGCAGCTGCGCGGTGGGGAACGCTTCGGCGCCGCGGAGCACGCCCTCGGCGTGGATGCGTGCGGTGTCGACGTCGAGGCCGGCCAGGCCGACCTTGACCTCGTGGCCGAGGACGCCAGACACCTCGGACTTGAGGACCGCGGCGACCTCTTCGGTGGTTTTGGCGTCCTGCAGGGACTGGCGGATGCCGCCGTGGCCGGAGAAGCGGCCCTGCTTGTCGCGGGTGTAGGTGCGGGCCAGTATGGCCAGAAGGTTGGCCGGTGGGAACATCTTGTTGTACTCGGCATCCAACGCACCGACGATGCCCTTCGAAAGCCCCGACGCGCCGGACCCGTTGACCATTACGTCGGTGAATGCTTCCGCGATGAGCTCAGTTTGATTCGTTCTTGCATACGTGGACACCGTTCGTTGCACGAAATCATCAGAGCCGTTGATGGGCGTCCCTGGCAGCGTCTGCTTACGCTGCTCCCGTTCAGTCAGCTTCCTGGTAATCTCGTGGACCGCCGAGTCGCTGCGGCGGTATGTCGTGGCGATGTCAACGACGTGGCCGAACTCATGCAGACCCACCGCTATCGGTGTACCACTATTCCGCGTGTGGAATCCGGCGATCTTGCGATCGCTGATTCCGTATGTCTGCAGTCCCTCGTCCCAGCCCTTGACCGATTCGGCCAGGGAGTCTTCGTACCTCTTTCGGCCGGCCGAGGAGGCAAAGGTGCTGTTGAATACGATGTGGTTTCCGTTAGCGTGCGCGTATACGTTGTCGGCCAGCTGACGTACATCGACCTGAGCAAGATTTGCCCTGGGGTACTTCTCGAGACCCCGGAGGATGCCTTCGGCATGCTCCTTGGCGGTCTGAAGGTCCGAGCCGGTCATATCGATGTCAATGCCGTACCGGCGCCCGGTGATACGCCGGGTTTCCGCCTTGGCCGCCGCGTTCAGTCTGTCGATGTCCTTGGCGTCGGCCAGCGCCTGACGAACGCCCCCGCCTCCACCGCCTGAGCTGAACCGGCCGTCCCGGTCCCGCTTGTAGGTCCGGTTCTCAGTCGAAGTACTCGCGCCGCCGAAACGGCCGGTCATCGTGATACCGGTCGTCATCGCGCGCCCGCGCCCCCATCACCAGACTCAGCAACGCAGCCACCTGTTCGGTCGGCATCGACCCGCCCTGCTGCGGCGGCTGCTGCTGCCCCGGGCCGGCCGGCGGCTGACCCTCACCCGGCCCGGGCACCGGCATGGCCGGCGGCTCCGGCTCGGGCTTCTCGGCCACCTTCCAGTCCGACGGCAGCTCCAGGTACTCCAGCACCGGCTCCGGCTCGAACCCACAGTCCACGATGTACGTCTTCGCCGCCGTCGCCTTAGAGGTGCGCTCGGCGTCCTCGGCGGTCTGGTCCTCGCTGACCGGGTTCTCGTAGTCGAACTCGAGGTTCTGCCCTGCCGTGCCGAACAGGGGCAGGAAGTCGTTGTTGAGCATCCCCTTCCACCGCGACAGGCGGGGAACGGTCAGCCGGCGGGCAAACCATGCGGCGGATGCATCGGCTGTCGCCCGGTTGACGTCATCGACCTCGCCGGCCGCGAACTTCGGGAACCCGAACGCCTCCCGGATGGTCTCCTTCGCCACCGAGCGAAGTTCGACGAACTGCATGTCCCGCATGTTCATTTGCCGGTCGACCCACTTGCCCTGCTCGAGCACGGCGACGCGGTGGGCGTTGGCGATGCCCTGGTGCTGTTCACGCCAGCGGGTGGTGAGCTCCAGGAACTCGTCGTCCGAGAGCCGCTTGTCGACCTCGATGACCCCACCCGGCTGCGCACTGTTCAAGAAGAAGTTCCGGTTCCACTGCGCGGAGTACTTGGACGAGTCGATGTCCATGAGGATCGACTGGACGGGACCCATGCCGCGGTAGGCGTCGTCTGGGTTGGGCATGCGCATAAACAGCACGGAGTCGGGCTCGAACGGGACACTCTCGCCGTCGGGGTTGGTGTAGACGTAGCCGACGATGTAGTTGGTGGGCGAGGGTACCGGTGCCATCCGGTCGGGCCGGACGGGCCACAGTTCGAGCGGGATCGTGCGGGCGCGGGGGTTGCGGGCGACGACGCACCAGCCTTCGCCGGTGAGGTCGAGGTGCTGCTGGACCGACTCGACAAGTTCTTGACGTGTCATGAACTTGTTGGGCTTCTGCCATATGTCCAGCGCCGGGTGGGCGGTTACCTCGGTGCGGTCTTCGGCCTTGCCGGACTTGGCCTTACGCCACAGCTTCCACTCGACCTCGGCCACGGCCTGCGAGGTCGTACTCACGATGTTGAACAGGGTGCCCACACTGCCCATGGCTTTGATCTGGGCGGTGGCGTCGGTGCGCTGGGACCAGGGCCAGGTGATGCCGGCGGAGCGGGGTGCGTACTGGACGGGGGTGTCGTTGCGTAGCAGCGGGGCGAGGAGTGATTTCACCGCTCACCCCGCTCCGGTCACTCTTGTCGCAGCAGGGTTGCGTCGTTCTGGCTGGTGATCAGGTACCAGACGCCAGGGCAGCGTAGACATCGGTAGTGGCGACAGGCCCACCGGCCACAGTGGCCGTCAGCCATCGGTATCCGACAGTGCCACCCGATGGCGCAGCGCGGCGACGTCACTGCGAGGTAGGTGGCGCCTCGGTGGCGTCGGCCATGGCCCAGTCGGGGAACGGTTCGCCGTCGGACTCCCACACGGTGCCGTGGTCGCCTTCGTAGGGCTGGCGGTGGTCGGTGCGGTTCCACCAGATCTCGTCGGGGATGCCGCCGTCGGCGAGCGGGTAGGCGGCGCAGGTCTGGGTCGGTTCGGGCTTGCTCGCGTCCGGGTCGTCACGGTCGAGGGGGCTGATCCAGTGTTTGCAGGACAGGCACTGCGGCGGCGGGCGGCTGGTCATGGATCCATCATCCCCTCCTAGCCGCCAACGTGGCCACGTTGGCCGGAGGAGATGAACTCCTCCATGCCTGCCATAATCGCCTTGGCGGTACCGGACGCCTTGTCTCCCTTAACCATTGACTGCGCAAACCCCTCTGCGACCATCTCGCGATCGGCGCTAGTTGCGTACCGGCCAAGGTCGGTCTGGATGGTGGTGGATACGCCGGCTTTCTTGCCTTCCGCATGGCGGTACCCGGCGTTGAGTGCTGGGTCGTTTGCGCCGTGCGAGTTTGCCACGCTATGACCGAACTCATGTAGGGCGACGCCGATGGGTGTGGCGGTGGCGGCTGAGATGGCGTGCTCTGCTCTCGCCTGTTTAAGCTCCGCCCGGTAACCGGCCGCGCCATACTTCTGTGCGTTTGCCGTGAAGGTAATGGTTCCACCGTCGCGGCTCGTCACCGCGAACACCTCGCGCTGCTCGGCTTCCGGGTCGGTGCCGTGACGAACTGCCTTAAGCCCCGTAGTCGGGAACCGTTCTAGTCCACGAAGAATGCCTTCGGCGTGTTCTGCGGCAATCTGTGGGTCGCTGCCGGCGAGGTCGAAGTCGATGTCCCGACCGGTGATCCGTTTCGCTTCGGCTGCGGCGGCGGTGCCGACTGCCTCTGCGGTTTCGTGTCCGGCCAAGGCTTCGCGGACGTCTTTGCCGCCCGTGGTTGCAGCGAACTGGCCCTCTTTGTCCCGCTTGTAGGTGCGGTCCAGCAGTAACGCCTGCGCCCTCGCCACCACCGCCCGCGACCGCTCCACCTCCGCCGCGAACTGCCCCGGCAGAACCCGCACGACCTTACTCCAACAGCCCGGACATGACGATCAGCGACACCCCCGCCGCGCCGATCCCCACCGGCACCAGCCACATGCCCAGCGCAAACGAGATGGCACCGAAGCCGACCACCTGCAGTAGCGCGGCACGGGCCGAGCGGGGGCGCAGCTTGTTCGCCACCACGTCAGCCAGAGCCTTCAACGCTCACCACCTCATCGTCATGCAGCTGCTCCGGGCCACCACCACCACCGGTGGAACTGAACTTGCCCTCACGGTCACGTGTGTAGGTGCGGTTCAGGGTGAGCGCGGACCTCGCCCGGGACCCTCCGCCATTCTCCTGCACAACCACGTCGTAAATGTCCTGCGACAGCTTGCTCGCCGCCGTTCCGTGCAGGACGGTCGCCGCAAACCCCTCCGCAGTCAGCTCATACTCGCTCGCCGCACCATATTTGGACACCTGCGAACCGATGTGGTCAAAGAATTTCTCACCAGCAGCGTTCGCGCTCCTGCTGGCCAGCTGCCCCGCCCGAGTAATCGACCTGTTGTGAATGCTGACCACGTGGCCCATCTCATGGATCGCGACACCAGTTGGGTCCCGCGGAACGGAGTCGCCACGTTCAAGCCTGCGACGGTAAGTCGCCGGGGTAATTCCCACATTGAAGGCGATCCGGTCACTGCCGCTACCGTCGGGCCCAGGCGTGGTGACGGCGTGGGCACTACGTGATGGGCCCATCGCCTCCGGCGCCAATACACCACGTGCGCCGAAAGTGGTGACCTCACCCAATTCGTTACTGGGGAATCTCTCTGCGACTCGTAGGACCCCCTCGGCGTGCTCGCGGGCAACATCCACGTTCATGCCTTTTAGGTCGACGTGCACGTTCCGACCCATTACGGCCGACAGTTCGCTTGCGAGCACCGTCCCAACTTGGGCCGCGTTCTTCGCCTCAGCCAGCGAATCCCGGACGCCGCCACCGCCACCCGTGGAGCTGAACTGCCCGTCCTTGTCCCGCTTGTACGTCCGGTCCAGCACGGCAAGGGTGCGGGCCCGCGCTCCACCGCCATAGTCCTGCTCGATGAGCTTGAACGACGACTTCGACACATCCGCCGCGCCCGAACCGTTCAACATCACGTCCGCGAACGCCTCAGCCGCATACTCGCCCATCGACGACGCGGCATACCTGGACACCTTGCCGCCGATGTACAGGGCAGGCGTCATCCCCGCCCGGTCCGCGTGGGCAACCGCGTCGTCATACACAGCCCGCACCGAACCCTGATGGGCGACCACATGGCCCATCTCGTGGATGGCCACACCCCGCGGGTCGGTCGGGATCCCCCACCTGGACCCCGCGCCGGCGCTCTTGCCCAGCTCTGCCCGGTACTGGTCCGGGTTGGCGGCGTGGCGGTTGTTGAACCGGACCGTCGAACCCATCGTCACGCCGAACGCCACACCCTGGTTCGCCTCAAGCTGGCGGGTGATCGGGTTGCTCGGCGCGCCCGGCCCGTACGTGCCCACATAGGCCAGGTCCGCGGCGGGGAACCGTTCCAGCGCCTGCAGCACGCCCTCGCCGTGCTCGCGGGCCACCTGCAGGTCGGAGCCGGCCATGTCGACCTCGATGGTCTTCCCGGTGATCCGTTTCGCCTCGCCGGCAATCGCCGTGTTCAGCTCCCCGATCGAACCTGCATTGGCCAGCGACCCGCGGACACCGCCGCCGCCGGAAGAGAACTGACCTTCCCTGTCGCGGTGGTAGGTCCGACCGGCCAGTTCGACGCGATGCCGGGACTGGACAACCCGCAGGGCGAAGGTGGACCGCCGCACGGCCACCACCCCCCTAGTCGACGAGGGTCGAGGTGTCCACCTTGTCGGGCTGGTACACGGCCAGCCCGGTGCACTGCGCGACGAGCGCCACCCGCACACCGGGCAGCAACGACTCGACCCGCTCCCGCAGCTCGTGGCACTCCGCATCGGACAGCCGGTGAGCCGTGGCGACGACCAACGTGTCGCCCGGCCGCACCACCGCCGCGGCGCTGAGCCGCAACTCCACGTCGATCGTCGACCGTGCCATCACATCCACCTCACCCGCGGCCGCACCGCGTTGAGCAGCAACCGGTTCAACGCCTGAGACGCCGCGTCAACCTGGTCGTCATGGGTGGACAGCGGGAAGTTCGCGCACTCCTCGATGAACCCACCCACCCACGCCGCGATCTCCGGCACCGGCAGCCACACGTTGCCGGCCTCGACGAACGGGCTGACCGCGCTCGCGCGCGCGACCTTAGACCCGTCCGGCTCGATCGGAATCAGACCGGGCACCTTGGCGCGCAGCTGGTTGATGACCGCCGTACCGTTCGCCTTATCCTCGACGAACTTCGCCGTCGCCTGCGGCCAGCGGGCCGAGAGCTGCCGGACCGCCATGCAGGTGTCCACAAACGACATCCGGCCGCGCACCTGGTCCAGCAGGTAGGCGTCGTCACCGCGACGGCCCCACACCTGACCGACCACGAAGTCCGCGCCGTCGGTGTCCTTGAACGCCATGTCCCACGACTGGGCCACCTCGTCGAACGACAACGCCCGACACACCCCGTCGTCCTCGATCCACTGCGGGGTCTCGTACCGCTTCCACCATTCGCGACGGAACACCAGACCCTCACCCGGCGACGGCCGGCCCTGATACAGGGCGCTCCACACCCGCGAGCCGCGCTGGGTCTGGATGCGCTGCCACTGGGCGACCGTACGTCGACGGGCGGAGATCATGTACTCGCCCGGTTCGCGGCCGAGCGGATCGGACTCGCCGAGCTCGGGCCGATGGTCGGCCAGGGCCGGGATGTTGAGCAGCCGCCACGTGTCCGGCTCCTCGCGCAGCAACCGGCCAGCCAGGTCGTCCTCGTGCCAACGGGTCATCACGACCACTACGAAGGCGCCCGGCGCCAGACGGGTCGACCCGACCGACTCCCACCAGTCCCAGGCGGCGTCACGGAAGGTCAGCGAGTCGGCTTCCTTCGGACCCTTGACCGGGTCGTCGATGATCAGCACGTCGACGGGCCGGCCGGTCAGCGCGCCGCCGATGCCGACGCAGAACATGCCGCCGTCGAACCCGTGCAGCTGCCATTCGTGGGCGGCCGAGGTGTCCGAGCGCACCGACAGGCCGAGGTCGGGCCGTTCGGTGATGTCGTTGCGGACCGCGCGGCCCCAGCGGCGGGCCACGCCGTGCTCGTATGAGGCGACCACCACGCGGGTCTCGGGCCGGCGGCGCAGCAGCCAGAACGGGAACCGCCTAGTGACGCGGGTCGATTTACCTTCCTGTGGCGGCATGCTCACTATGAGTCGATCGCAGACTCCGTCGGCACAGTCGACGAGCGCGTCGTCGATCACATCCAGCGCGGGGGTCTGCACCGATCGGGGATCCAGCGCCGCGGCCAGCTCGCCAGGTGTGGCGTACACCATGGTCCGCCCGTCCGGGTCGGCGAACGCCGCGGTAGCGTCCGCCCAGATCGGGTCGGCCATGCGGCGGGCCAGTGCGGTCATGCCCACCCCCTCGGGGCCGGTCGGGACGCCGCCAAAGCTCCGACCGGCCCGAGCCCCGGGGGGGTGGGGGCGAATGGTCAGGCGGTCGGTTCCTCGGCGGCCGGCTCGGCTGGGGGCTCGGGCGGAGTGTCGTCGCTGTGGTCGGCGTCGCCCACCTCGGCGTCGAAGGCGTCCACCGCAGCCGTCAGCGAGTCGAGGGCGGCCTGGCCGTCGGCACCGAGGTTGTCCCGGTCGGCGGCCAGCGCGGCCAGCGCGGCACGGACGTCGGCAACCAGGTCGTCGAACTTGGCGGACAGGACGGTGATCTGCTCGGCCTCGGTAGCCACGATGCGTTCCTCCATTGCGGTCAGTGCTGCGAGTACCGGCGCGTTGATGGCGGCCGGGTCGAACTGGTTGACAGTGACCGGACCGGTCACGGTGATCTCGACGGTCACGGTGCCTCCGATCAGCTGGCGGCGGCGGTGGGCACCGGGTGGATGGCCACGTCCAGACCGGCCGACACGGTGCCACCGGAGGTGTTGCGGATCAGCAGCGTGCAGCCACCGGGCGCCGTCGAGCCGTTCTGGACCGCGGCGAAGACCTGGCCCACGTTGCCCGCGCCGGTGACGACGGTGGCCACCACGACATAGCCGGGGGTGGTGATGTCCGGCGACCAGGTGATCGCCAGCGTCGAGTTGCCGTTGGGCACGTTGGTGGCCGCCTGGGAGAAGCGGCGGGGCCGATACGCCTTGCCGGCGTCGGTGAGGTCGGCCAGATCCTTGGCGAGCTTGAGCACCTGGAGGGCCAGCGGGTGCAGCGCCTTCGAGATCACCCGCAGAGGGTTCGATGACGCCACGGCGTACCCACCACCCCCACCCTGTCCGGGCTGCGGACAGAATGATCCAACCGGATGGTATGCGTTACGATCACGCTTTGGCAACCGGCGACGTGCGACGACGCGCGGCCCGGCGGCGCACCTCGGCGGCGGCGTCGAGCACATCGCCGACCCGGTAGCAGCGGCCGACCCGGGCGAGTACGCCCATGCGCACCCAGGAGCGGAGTTTGTCGGGGGTGGCGTGGACGATGGCGGCCGCGTCCCGCGGCGGCAGCAGATCGTCGGTGGTGAACCGGAGCAGGTCCGTGCCGAGCCAGGTTTCGCCGAGCGCGTGTGCGCGGGCGGTCATCCGCGCCCGTTCGTCGTCGGGCAGCAGGGCCAGGAGGGTGTTGGCGATGCGGCGGGCCCGGTCGGTGGGGGTGTCGCCGGGAAACGGCCAGCGGGTCACGCCGGCCCCCGGGCTCGGTCGGCGAGCAGTCGCGCCACGATGTGCGCCGCGTGCTGGAGCCGTTCGGCAACCCGGGCCCGGCGCATGCAGCAGAGCGGGCCGCCAGCGCAGGCACACCCCGGCAGCGTTAGCCTGCGCCAGTCTGTCGCCGCACCAAGCGTGAGCGTCTCCTGCAGCCAGGCTTCCCACAGGCGCTCCTGCTCACGCAGCCTCGCCCGTAGGGCCTTGGTCTCCTCGTCCGGTTCTGGCTGTAGCGCTGCGGCGGCGCGCTGGCGGGCACGCGCGGCCATGCGCGCCTCCCAGCCTTCGTCGCTCATAGCCGCCGCCTCGCGTACGTGGGCTGCGTGCCGTCATGGCCGTGCACCGGACAGCCGGCCGCCCAGCCCTTGATGTACTCCCGCTCACCGCTGCGGTATGCGTCCAGGCCGGTGACGTCGAGGTCGGGGCAGGCGCACACCGGCTGAAGCGGCTGGCGGCAACGCTGCGCGAGGGCGGCCCAGATGTCGACGGTCATGGGCGTTCCCGCCACCGTCCGCCGCCCAGGTAGTCGGTGTACTGGGCCGCGTACTCCTCGGCCCAGCGGTCGGGGTGGGCGAGCATGGCGTGGTCGAGAACGGCGTTGATGTGCGGTGCCCGTTCGACCGGTCCGCAGATGTCACAGAATTCGCCGTCATAGCGCAGTAGGTCGACCTGGTACAGAAACTCCTCGCCGTAACCCACAGGCCCGGTCCGGGGACATGTCGCGTGCGGTTCGCCCTTGTCGTCGTCTTCGTCGATACAGGCGTGGTCGCCGTCGTGCCGCACCGGCAGGTGGCACGAGTGCGACGCCCAGCAGACGCCGCACTCCTCAACGATCGGTTCAGTCATGTCCCACCATGCCATCGGTCGTGATGCTCGCGGGCGAGGCGGAGCAGGTCCGCCAGCGTGTGGCCGACGTCTATGCCATCTACGGCGAGGTCAACGGAGGTGGCACTCGATGGGTGGCCGGATGTCATGCCCCCCGTTGACCAGCCGTCCGGCATGGCAAGCATCACCTGTTGGTGGCACTCCATGGTGAGGGTTGGGTCGTTGGTAGTGGCGTCGCGTCCAAGGTGGACGACGAACTGGGCCGGGTCGAAGGTGGCGCCACGTTCGGTCCCGTGGACCGGGCAGGTGGTGGCACCGTCGCGCCAGCGTTCGCACTCACAGTCCCTGGAGTGGGCCTCGGGTGGCGCGATCTCGGCGTCGGTCATGGGCGCCCCCTCAGCCGGTTACCCCAGTGCCGCAGCAGCGCGCCGAGCGTCGGCTTGACTGGCAGTGGGAAGTCTGGGATGGCGAACGACTCGGGCCTGACCACGTTGACGATCTGGCCGCGCTCCTGCGCGCGGCGCAACGCCCGGTCGTGGTCGTTCTCGGCCCACAACTCGATCGTGCGCCAGTCGGGCAGGTCGAACGTCTCCATGCGGATCCCGAGCAGTCTGTCCACCGGTGGCGCGTCGGTGAGCAGCCTGACCCTGGCCTCGGCCGCCTCCTCAGCCGTGACGAGTGGCGGCGGTGGTTTGGGCCGCCAGCCGCGCATCATCGCGGCACCCCTCTGCACCACCTCGCGCATCCTCGGGTGCACCACCAGCACCGCGTCCATCCGGTCGCGGGGATGCATCTGGGCGTACATGCCGTGGACGGCGTTGATCACGGCGTCGAGGTTGGCGAAGCCGCCCACATCGGCGGGTTGGCAGGTCAGGTTCATTCGGTTCTCCCTTCGGCGATGGTGGCGGCCCACTCCTGCAGATCCGAAGCCCTCGGGACCGCCCACTGTGGAGGGTGCGAGCCGGCGATGATGGTGGAACGGATGTCGGCCGCGGCCATGCGGCGGCCCTCGGTGACGGCGAGATCCCACGGTCCAAGCCGGTACTTGTGGGCAAGTTGAGCGACGATGAGCCGTGCCGTCTTGCCTGCCGCGCCGCTCAGCAGGGCGTAGGCATCGTTGCGGATGAGCCATTCGAACAGAAACTCGACGGACGAATTGGCCACACCCGTGTCGGGGTCGGCCGTCCAGTGCGGGTACGCCTCGGGTGTGGGGGTGGTGGTCACGGCATCGCCCCCTCAAGGCCGAGCTCGAAACGCAACCGCCGTGCGGTATCCCAACGCCAGCAGCCGGTGTGCTGGGCCCGTTTGGCTGTCGCCTCGTCCACCAGGGCCAGCAGCCGCAACCAGCCAGCGTCAACCCAGTGATCACTGTTCGGGTGATACGAGGCACACCAGCGGTAGTCGCTGCGGACCGACCGCGGACAGCAGACCTCGACGAGGGAGGCCGAGTAGCGGCCGACGAACAGGACGCAATCGGCATGAAGGGCAGCCGAGGCGGTTCGGGTGCGCCCGGCTTCGAGGGCTGATTCGGCGCTGGCGTAGTCCATGTCGATGTCGATGGCGGGGTCGTGGGACAGGCACAACAGCCGGTAGACGCTGCTCATGCTGGGACCTCTGCGAGGTAGGTGATATCGACACCAACGACATAGGCGGTGGTGTGGGCCACGCTGGCCTCGGCTTTGGCCAGTTCGTGTGCCCGGATCCTGTCGACATGTGCGCCGCCGACTTGGACCTGGCGACCGTCCGCGGTGAATGCGATTACGAAGTAGACCATGTCCGGTGCCTCAAGGAATCGGTCTCGTTGGGTCGTCATGCGGCCACCTCCCAGGGGCTGGTGTTGCGTCGGTAGTCGTCGTACGGCCACTGCGTGGCGCACGCTCCACAGTAGACAAACGGTTCGTCGCCGCGGAACCGCGGCTGGTCCTGGCGCAGGTCCTCCACGCCGCAGCCCCGCTCCGGGCAGGCGCCGGGAAGGCGCCTGGTGGGCTGGGTCAGGCCGAGCATGGCCACGGCGCGGCGGTGCAGGGTGGCCAGGTCCAGCACGCCCTGCCAGCCGGGCACCTCGATATGGGTGTGGCCGGCCAGGACGGTCGCCTGGTCGGGGTCGGCGAGGGGGTAGTCAAGCAGCGGGACGGGGTCCACATCGGACAGTGGGCCGAGGCGGGGGTGCAGGATGTTGGCGGCGCGGACCACATCGGCCGGGCCGGGGCGCATGGTGCGGGGTCGGGCTGATGGGTGTTCGATGCGGCCGTCGGACCATACGACGTCGATCTGTCCGTCCACTGTGGCCACGAGGCGGCAGATGCGGGGGCCGGGGCCGGGGCGGCGGTACGGCGTGGGTGAGAGGTGGTGCAGGTCGCGGGCTACGCCTTCCCAGGCTGTTGCGGTCCACCAAATCGCTTGCTGGAGGGCTTCGGCGGCGAGGTTGATCGGGGCTGGGGGGCCGTTGTGGCCTCGGGGTTGGCCGTCGCCCCATTGGCCGAGCGGTTTGGGTAGGAGCTGTTCGAGGTCGAGCCAGTCTCTCGGTAGGGCCTGGACGGCGAAGGCGGCTACTCGGAGGCAGGTGTCGCAGAGGGCGTGGGCTTCGGCGTCGCCTGCCTGTCCGGTGTGGGGGTCGTAGTTGCGGCACGCTTCGTTGGCGGCGCAGGGGCCGACGGTATAGGTCATGGGCCATCGGTCCCCTCGTACAGAACCACGTTGCCGTCTCGGTCGATGACGCGCCAACGGTTGGGGGGCATCGACTCGTCGACCACGATGGGGATGCCGAACAGCGTGCCCTCAGACCATTCCCGAGGTGATTGGGTGATGAGAGCCATCGATTCGCGGACGCGGGTTCCGCACTCGAGGCGGCGCGGACGCATCGACGACAGGATCTGGCCGAACATGCGTTGCAGGTTGGTCCACACCTCGCCGGGTTCGGGTGGCCGTGGCGCCGGCGCGGCGGTGACGATGTCGTCCTCGCACCAGTAAGCCCGATGGGCAAACCAGGCTCGCCAGTCGAACGCTTCGGGCGGCCAGACAGGGTCGGCGCAGCCGGTGGCGCCGGCCTCCTGCAGCGGGATCGGCACATGGTCCGCACCGACGAGCACCTGGGCCGCGTCGGTGCGGCGATACACGTCGGCCGGATCGGTGGCGTGCGCTTCCTCGAACCGGCGCTGGTGGGCTGGACCGGCGAACCAAACCGACGGGCCGTCCGTCACGAGGACGGTGCCACAGCCACAAGCGCAGCGGCCGTCGAGGGTGGCGTCGATGGTGGCGAAGACGTCAGCCACGAGCCACCACCAGCACCGCGCCGAACAGGCCGACCATCCACACGTCGGCAGCGAAGTCGTAGCGGGCCCCTATCCACCACTCGTGGCGGACGAACCCGACTCGCCAGCTCCAGTTACGGCGCCTGAACCACCGCGTTCGGAGGCGGCCCGTTGGCCTACGCATGGCCGCCTGCCCGCTGTGCGCCACGGTGGGCTACGTTGCCGCCCTGGGGGTGGGGCTGTCCCGACGGTGCCCGGAGGCCCGAACGTCGCTCAGCGGCCACTACAGCGGGCGGGCGGGGCCGTTTCGGGGCTACCCCGGAACAGCGAACGAACGCCTGAAGGCGTCGAGGTAGTCCTCGATCGCGGTCAGCGTGGTGTGGTTCTCCTCGAACGCCCAGACCAGGATGTTGCACCGATGGCACAGCAGGCCACGTAGCCGTCCGGTGACGTGGTCGTGGTCGACGGCCAGGCGGCGCAGCGTCCCGTTCTTGTAGCGCATGGTCTCTGGTCGGCGGCAGATGGCACAGCGGTGGGCCTGCCTGCGCAATTGGGCGTTGTACTCGGCCAGGGTGATCCCGTACCGCTGCCTGAGCAGTTGGGTGTACGGGACGTCCTTGCCGCCCGCTCGCTCGTAGGCGGCTCGGCGTTTGGCCTTCTGGCACGGCTTGCAGTACGGCCGGTAGCCGATCATGCCCTTGCCGATCCGGTAGAACTCGCTGACCTGCTTGGTCTCCCCGCAGTCGGCGCATCGCTTCGTCTCCATAGACACCATAATAGCCATCGGCTGACCAACCATAGTGCACGTTATGGTGTTGTTCGACGATCTTCAAATCATTCATCCTTGACCACCTTCGCTTCGATTGCCTTCCGCTTCGCCGGCGCCGGCGCAACCCCCGCCACCTTCCGCACAGCCGCATGAAACGCCGCCACCGCAACGTCACTCGACGCATCAATCCCCAACCCCCGCAACGTCTCCCGCACCACCTCGGCCACCGCCACACCCTGACGGCGCATAGCCTCCCGGCCCGACCAGCCATCCCCACCGGCATCGAGAACGAGCTTCGCCATCGTGGCCTGGGTCTTCAGCGAATCCAGCAACGCTTGCACCAACCCGGCATCCAACTCACCCGCGGTCAGCTGCTCCTGCGTTTTGCGAGCTAGCACATCCACCCCGTGCAGGGCGTCACCGAGCACTTCGAGGGGGTGGCGTGGGTCTTCGGCCCGCATCGCCTCGGCCAGCGAGACGCGGCGGGCAGCTGCGGCCTTCACCTGGGGAGCGGCGGCCCCGTGCGAGTCGCAGACTGTCGCCCCGCGGCGCGGCCACCGCTTGCACCGCTCGCCCGACTTTCGGCGCGCGGTACACCGCTCGGCAGCCACGACGGTGGTCATTCGACGCTCTGCGTGACCGACAGGTGCGGCAACCGACAGGTGAGCGGGGGCCCGTCAGATGAAGATCGTTTTTTGTCCCCCACCTGGCCTCTTCGCCCACCGGGTCCGTCCACCCCTCCAGTGCGTTGCGACGCACTGGCCCCGTCTCGTGTCGTTCCAGTGGTGCAGTAGTAGTGCGTCATATATACGCACTGACGCACTAACGCACTACTGCGTTGGGCACTTTCAACGCACTGCAACGCACTGACGCACTGGATCGAACATCTTGGGATTCGTCGGGTGTTCCCGACTGGATGTTTCACCTCAGATACGGACATCTTCAGTGCGTTGAGGATTCTTCCACTGTGGAGTGATCCCGCGCACGTCCATCGATGCGTAGGCCCATTCCGGGCATCCTGGGAGAATGTACGTCGTACTATTCCGACACACATGGGTTCAATTCGCCTCCTCACACTTAGTACACAGGGTTCCTCGCGGGCCGGTATGGCCCGTGAAGCAGGACGGGCACTGCACCAACGGTGCCCGGTCCACGTTGTCCGGTTCGATCTCTTCGGGCCATTTGTCGTCGGCTGGTTTCTCACCGATGAGGGACCGCAGCCGGGCCTTTCCGGTCTTGCTCAGGTGGTGCAGTTTGGCCCGATGTGGGCCGATGACGATGGTAAACAGTCCGGTGGCCGCGGCGGCAGCGAGCGCCTCCCGCACAGCCGCCTGGGTGATGGTCCCGTCGCTGATGAGGGCCGCCTCGATGGCCCGGCCGGACTTGCCCGGTTGGCTGGCGACGAACTCGAGCACGGCCAGTTGGGCCTCGCGGCTGCGGGCTTCGCGGCGGCTGCCTTGGGCGTAGGTGAGGTGGCGGGTTTTGGCGTCGTAGCTGAGCTGACCTTCCCCCACCTCGACGTCGCGGCCGAATGCGGCGAAGAACCTGGGGGCGTTGGGGGCCGGTTCGGCGGCCGGGTTGTCCGGGTCGCGTTGTCGGACGATGCGCCATTCGGCGTCGGGCCAGTCCCGTAGTCGGCTGGCGCCGCGGGCCCGTTCGGCGACGTGGCCCATGTGGTGTACGAGCAGCATTTCGGTGATGCCGGCTTCGTGGCCGAGGGCGGCGAGGGCGTCAAGGATGGGGCCGACGCCTTTGTTGTCTTCGTCGCGACCCAGGGCGGACAGGATGGGTCCGAGGCAGTCGACGACCAGGACCCGCACGGCCCGCTCGACCAGCCGCTGAACCCACATGTCGCGCACTGCGGGGTTGACGATGTCGAAGGTGGTGGCTTGGCCGCGCAGGGCCCAGGTGGTGATTCGCTGCGGGTGGGTGATGCCCTGGTCGCGCAGCCAGGCTTTGAACCGGTCGCGGGGCATCTCCAGGTCGATCACACCGATGCGGCCGTCCATGACGGGGGCGACCTGCCACAGGTCGAGGAACGGTTCGCCGTCGGCGAGGCTGCGCAGCAGGTTGCCGGTGGCGGTTGTTTTGCCGGCCTTGTAGGCGGCGGCGAGGACGACGTTGCCGCCGGCGGGCCACAGCCCGTCGATGCGGTAGGCGGTGGGGTTGTCCGGTTCGGCGAGCAGGTCGTGCAGGTCGGTGGGGGCGGGTACGGCGATGGTTTGGGCGAGTTCGGCGCGCAGTTCGTCTTCGGCGGCGCGGCGGGCCCGCAGGCGCAGCAGGGCTTCGCTGGTGGCCCGGTGCAGGATCTGCTGCTGGTGGATCCGTGCCGCTTCGGCGTCTTCGTCGGCGATGCGGTTGTTCCAGACGGTATGCAGGTCGGGGTGGTCGTTGGGGTCGAACGGGTTGCCGGCCGGAGCGGCGGCGGTGTCCATGATGCCGGCCCACGGGTCGTCGGTCATTGGGGCATCACCGCCTCGACGGCGAGCGCCTGCTGGGGGGCGAGGTCGGCGTGTTGGGTGCGGTGAGCGGGTGTGAGGTCCCACCAGATGCGCCACCACACGGCGGGGCTGACGTCGCGGTGTACGGCCCGCCAGTCGCCTTCGGCCCACACCGGTCGGGTGTGCTGGCCGCGGTCGAGTGTGTCCTGCAGTTGTTGGGCCTGCCTGGCCGCGATGGTGGCGAGCCAGGTGGGGATGGGTGGGCCTGCGTTCCAGTCGACGGGGCCGCCGCGGTAGTCGGGTCGGTTGCGGTCAGCCGCGGTGCCGCCGCGGATGGCGTGGTGGCGGGCGGCGACGCGCTGCTCGTAGTCGAGGGCGGGTGTGGGGATGCCGGCCCAGTGTTGGGCGTCGTCGGCGGCTTCGGCCAGTCCTTGGGGGATGTGTTCGCGGCCGGTCTGCCAGGCCAGCTCGACGGCGAGTTGCAGATCCTGGTCGGTCCAGCGTGGAGGCTGCGGCGTCGTGTTGGCCAAGCCGACCTCCCTGGTATGCGTTGCCGTTGTGGATGTGCTGCTGGCGCGACCCCGGTTGTGGCGGGGCCGCGCCGTAGGGGGGTGGTGCCTCCGATCGGCTACTTGGTGGTGAGCGTCAGCGTGGGGACCTGGATCTTGAGTGGTTGGTCGGTGAGCAGCCACCGGCCGTTCCACTGCACCTCCATGCCGGTGTCAGTGAAGAAGTAGATGCCGCCTTCGTCGCCGCCGAACGTGCCGTCGTCGCCCGAGCCCTGGACCAGCTGCCAGTCACACGAGTCGCAGCGCTTCGCCCAGTCGTCGGTCGGGGTCAGTTGGCTGGACGTGGACGACACCTTTCCCTTGATCACGAAGTAGGCGTAGATCCCGCCCGTGTCGGCCAGCAGGTAGATGTAGCGGACCCGGTCCGGCACGTTGTTGCGTTTGAGGTGCTCGGCGACGTTGCGCCGCTCTAGCGAGTCGGCCAGCGGCGGGACGGGTACGTTCTTGCGCTGGGCTTCCTGGTTGGTCTTCGCCTGGGGGTCGTTCTGCGGGAGGCTGTCCGCCGAACTGCAGCCGGCCAGGGCCAGCACGACCAGGGTGACGGAAGCGATCATGGCTGTCTTCACGCGACTCATTTCGCGCTCTCCTTGCAGTCGGTCTTGGGATCGGTTTCGTCGATGCGGGACGGGAAGTCGGGGGAGATCCACTTGCCCCGGGAGATCTTGGCGGCTTCGGCGTTGTAGGCGGTGACCATGTCTACGCAGCGGTTCTTCAGGCCGGTGTAGTTGGTGCGGTAGAACGGGTCATCGGGGTTCGCGGCGACGTTGGCGGCGGCCTCGTCTAGGTTGCGGTCGGCGGCGAGGATCTGGCCGTACTGGGAGGCGAACCATTCCTGTGCGTTGACGCGGTTGCGTCCGTCGTTGACGATCAGCTCCTGGTCGCCGGCGCCTTTCGGTTCGGACAGCAGCACCTTGGCCAGCCAGACGCCGCCAGAGATGAGGCCGGCGAAGACGATGATGGCGAGGATCCAGACGGCGATGCGCCAGGATGCGCCACGGGCTACGCGGGTCGGGTTGGTGCTTTCGTACCAGGGTTCGCGGTTCATGTGGTCCCTTTCTCGGCTGCGTCAGCAGCAGCCCACAGGGCGCGGGTCATGTCGTGGGCCATGTCCGGGGCGATTTCGACGTCGCGGTCGCCCATTGAGAGCCGGACGCAGACGTCTCGTCCGCGGCCGGCAACGTCGATGTCGAGCGGCGTTTTGTCGATGCTGGTCCCGAGCCAGGGCAGCTGGACCGGTTCGGCGAACGGGTCCGGGACGAGGCGGGTGATGGCGGCGTCGGGCCCGCCGTGGCGTTTCCAGGCTTCGTCCCAGTCGATCCAGCCCGACGAGCGGCCGGCCGGCATGAGGCACATGACCTTGGCGCCTGGTTTGTATATGTAGCAGAGGATGCCTTCGTCGCCGATGAGGTAGGCGCCTGGTGGTGGCTGGTCGGGGGTGGGGGGTGGGATTTCGGTGAGTACGGCCCGGGGAAGGTAGGTCATGGCTGCGTCGATGAGGAATCCGACGGCGCCGACGGTGGTGTCGCCGGCGTCGTTGAGTTCGCCGCCGCCGAGCAGTGGATGCAGTCGCCATCTGGCCATCAGCTAGTTCTCTCCTTCAGGTCGTCGACGGTGACCGGCTGCGGTCCGTTCTCGGTGCCGACCGCGACGACGCCGGTCATCGCCCCGGCGGCGTCGAGGAGTGTCCCCAGGGCGGATTCGGCTGCGGCCTCCCGTTCCGGGTTGGCTTTCATGCACGGGTGGCAGATGGGTTTCCCGCCCGGTCCGTACGGGCGGAGCTGCTCGGTGGTGGTCTGGCAGTAGTGGCACGCCTGGCCGCCGGTGGGCATCCCTTCGATGAAGGTGCGGCCCCGGTTGTAGTGCGGCACCGGGTCGCCGCCGGGCAGTGGCACGAGGAGGTGGTCGTAGGGGCTGTGTTCGGTGCCGGCCCGGTCGTGGTAGACCTCGGCGTCCTCGTCGTAGCTGATGCCGAGCTCGGCCATGTCGCCCTGGCTGAGGTCGGAGTAGTCGCACCCCCGGGCTGCGGTCACGATGAAGTTCGGTGGGCGCTCAAGGTCGGGGAACGCTGCGTCCAGCTCCTCGAACAGGGCGACGGCCCGTTCCTGCCAGGCGACGGGCATGGACTGCATCATGGCGCGGTGCAGGACGAGGTAGTTGCAGTAGGGTGTGACCAATGTGGACATCAGGTGCCCGCTTCCTCGCGCCAGCCGCGGGTGTAGATCTCGGTGATCTTCTCCGCGATGGCCTCGACCAGGTCGAAGCCGATTTCGTGGGCGGTGATGAATGCGGTGATGACGACGTCGGCGCCCTCGGCTTTGATGTCGTCTAAAGTGCCGCGGCGGCGGGCGTAGCCGTAGTAGCGGCGAACTGCTTTGACGAACTCACCGACCTCTTCGGCGAGGGCGAGGGTTTGGCGGATGTGGGGTTTCTCGGTGTAGCCGGCGGCTTTGAGGTGTTCGCCGATGTCGGCGGCGATGGCGGGCAGATCGTTGAGGGTTGCCAGCGGGGGCGTCTCCATCAGCCCTCCCCGACCGGTACGTGCTTGTGATCGGGCAGCTTCACCCGATCCCAATGGGCTGCCTGCCACGCCTTGATTTCGTCGATGGCGAGTTGGACCTGTTCGGCCTGATCGATCAATCCATGCCGTACGCACTCGCGCCGGTAGTCCTCGATCGGCCAGACCGCGAGGGCGTCCTTGGCCTTGAGAACGAAGACCGGCATGCCCGCAACGGTGGCCCGCTCGTCGAGGCGCCGAACCTTCGGTCCGTCTTCGTCGTCGGCGAGTTTCCACTGGTGGCCGCTGCCTTCGTTGATGCCCATGGCCATCTCGATGCCGGCCCGCTTCGCGGACTCTTCGTCGACGGCGGGTATGACGAAGGTGAAGATGCGCTCCTGGCGAGGCCCGTCCGGCTGCGGTTGGCGGGCGAGAACGGTGGTGATCTCCCACTCGTCCAGCTGCTTGGTGTAGTCGACCATCAGCCATCCACCTCCATTCGTCCACTCAGGACGGCGTCGTACAGGTCGCGGACCATGCGGGCGTCGCCGAGCGCGGTGTGCCGGTCGGCCTCGTCGTACTTGAGGCCGTACCGGTCGAGCAGGGTGTCGAGGTTCCACGGCGGCGGTAGGCCCAGCGCCCCGGCAGCGAACGTCTCGACGTCGACAAGGTGGTAGTGCCAGCTGGGGCAGATGTCGTTTGCGCGCATGCGTTGGCCGAGGACGTCGGTGTCGAACCACGGCACGGCGCCGACGATGGTGGCGGCGCGGGTCAGCTCCTCAAGTTCGAGCAGAGCGTCGCCCTCTTCGTGGGTGCGGTCGCGCCAGGCCGGGTGGCCGTCGGGTACGACGTCGGGGTGCCGGTCGTAGAACTTGCCGATCTTCAGTGAGCCCAGGTCCGCGTTGCCGAGGTCGAGGTCTTCGCACCTGATGAACCAGGACTGTTCGTGGTCGGGGCGCCCGTCGCGGCGGAGGATGAGGCCGATCTCCCAGGCGCGTCGGTCATGTCGGAGGCTGGTCGTCTCGGTATCCATGAAAACGGTGATCATCAGCCGCCCACCTCCGCGTCGTCCTCATCGGACTCATGGGGCTCGCCGTCGCAACTGGTGGACTGATCGGCGACCTCGATGTGCAGGTCCCCGGTGCCGAGCGTGCAGCCGCACTTCGTGCACTCGAAGTCGCGCTGACCCAACGCCATCTCGGCGTCGATGACGATCCGGTCGCCCGGGTTGAGGTCCAGGTGGGTGGTGGTCGACTCGGCGTCGGCGCCGCAGTGGCATTCGACGGTGTAGGTGATGTTCAGGGCCATCAGGCACCTGCCTTGGCGTACGCGATGCCATGTACGACCCAGGTGAGGTCGCCCTGGTCACCCTCGACGAGAGTGGCCCGGTCGGTGTAGTCGTCGTCGACGTCCTCGGGCGCCTGCTCGATGGTGAGCGTGGCCGTGCCCTGGGCCACCTTCGTGATCCGCCACACCCCGGGGTCGGTGTAGGCGATGCGGAGGATGGTGCCGTCGGAGAAGGCGAGCACGTCGCCGTCGTTGCCGGTGTTGTTGAGGGGGAACTCCTCGCTGATATCGCCGTCGACCTCGATGAGGTCGTCGCTGGCGCCGTAGATGGTGACCTTCATCAGACGCTCGCCTCGCGGGGCGCGGACCCGTACCACACCTGCGTGCCGGTTTCGCTGCCGATCCGGGCGACCTCGGCGGCGAATGCGGAGTCGACCAGCTCGGTCAGGTTGATCAGCTTGTAGCCGATGTGCAACCGGTCCTGGGGGATGCGGATGCGCAGCTTCGCCGCGATGTCAACCGTGTCGGTCGCACCGCGCCACGCAGGCAGCCGCAGGGTGAACGACTCGGGCAGGTCGATCTCGCCGGACACGGTCTTGGTCTTGATCTGCTTGGAGAACGCGGCCGTACGCGACCCGGTGGCCGGGTCGTACGTCATCTCGAACTCGCCGCCGACGGAGCCACGCAACTCGCGCACGATCCCGACTAGCACGGCGGGGGCGGGGTCGGCGATCCACAGGGAGTGTTCGTCCAAGAAGTCCACGAAGGCTTCCTGCTCGAGGAGTTTGCCGTCGCAGCCCATCCATGCCCGGAGGGCGTCGTGGTGGGCGAGGGTGAGGACGGCACGGTGGCCCTGCCAGTCCGGTCGCACGTCGGGGTTGGCGCCGGCGACGTCGTGGGCGTCGATGATGGCGGTGATGGTGCGGTCGGTCCGGTTGGCGTACAGCTCCGAGGTCTGCCCGGCATGCTTGGACCAGTAGTCGAGCAGGCTGTCGGTGTGGTCCAACTGCACGGTCTGCTTGATGCGGCGGGGCCGGATGGTCGGGTTGTGCCGCTCGCCGGTGAGGTCGATTTCGGTGACCTGACCGTCGCCGCCCTGCACCACGTAGTAGCTGCCGAGGGCCAGGTTGTGCGGGATGGTGCCGGCGCGGGCCAGGTCGGCGACGGCGTCGATGTTGCCGGCCGTGTCCAATGTGGATGCGAGGTCGGTGGTCATGCGCTGGAGTCCTTCCGGAAGGGCCGCACGTTGGCGGCGGCGGTGTCGATCACGTCGTCGTCTTCGTCATCGGGGTGGGGGAACAGGCCGTCCTGGCCGGGCGGATCGTCGGACAGGTCGCCCGTGTCGGTGATGTAGTAGTTGCGGGTGTACGACTCGGTGGGCAGGTTCGTTTTGAACCCGACGTCGAGCAGGTAGGCGTCGCCTTTGGGGTCATGCTCGACCTTCAACGTGATGGTGAGGCTGCCCTTCTTCTTGGTGGCGAGGACGGCACGGCACACCTGGGCGAGCAGGTCGGAGGCGTACCGTTCGGCGGCGCCTCTGCGGATTTCGCGGAGTGCTTCCGCGATGGATTTGCGTGGTTGCTTGGGTGGTGGCACCTGTTGCTCCTTTGTGGATGATGATGGTTAGGCCGCGTTCTGGGCGGCGGCGCGGATGGCTTGCAGGTGGCGGTTGACGGACCGCTCGCCGATCTCGAGACGTGCGGCGATCTTGGCGATGGTCAGGCCGGCCCGGTCGAGGCGGTCCACCTCGGCGCGACGGTTGGCGACCTCGGCAAGAATCTGGGTCCGGGTCGGTCGTGGCGGGGGTGGCACGTCGAAGATGGGTTGCGCGGCTGGGTCATCGATTGTCTCGTCGTCCCAGGCCAGCGGAGACGGCCAGCCATTGCGGGTCGCGGCGGCGCGTGACCGGCCGCACGGCCCCGCAGACATCGACAACTCGTCATACAGGGCAGCAACGCGAGCGGCGTTAGCCTGCATGACTCGTCTGCCTGTTGCCCACTTACCGGGCAGGCTGACGTCGACGCTGAGCCGCTCGGCAATAATGTGATGTGGCCAGCCGATGGCCTGAAGGGCACGCAGCCGCCGTCGGGTACCAGTGGCATCGACGAGGCTGCGGGGAGTCAACCTGACGCGTACAGCGAAGATCTGACCGGCCAGTGTCGGACTGACGTGACGCTGCGTGCCGTTTGCCAGGATGGTCTCAAGGTGACGGGTACTCATGCCCGCAGCGGCCGCGATGTCGGCGACACGCATACCGCCAGCACGTAGCCGCGCAACGTGGTCGCGGACGGTTCCGATTGGCACCATGGGTTGCCAACGGCCGGCGGCGTGATGCTCGAGGCGTCGCCGGTTGTACCAGTTGGACCATGCTTGGCAGGCGTTGCAGCCGGCCCGATACCGGGTCGTGTGCTCAGTGCAGCGCCTTGGCGGCATGGCGCGAACCGTAATGTTTGGTAACGACAGCTGGGGCTGGTTGGCGAGCATGGCCAGGGCCTTTTGCTGGCGAGTTTGTCCAGGTTGATGTGCCTGTTGACGACGCCCTTGTCCGAGACGAACCTGCATAATCTCGTCGGTCATCTTGTTGAACTCCTCGGTCACCGCTCGCACCTCCAGGTGGGGATGCCGGCCTTGGCGGCGAGGTCGGCGCAACCCGAAGCGCCGTGGCTGCCGTGTGGCCGGGGCCGGGTGCAGCGTGGCAACTGGCAGGGGTCGATCCAGGCGCAGCACAAGCTCGCGCCCTTGCGGACCATGACGCCGTTGCGCCGCATGCCGGCCGGGCGGCCGTACCGGTCCCAGTCGGCCGCGGTGACCGGGTACGGCTCGACAGTCCACCGTGGTCGGTCGATGGCCCATCCGGACGCGATGAGGTCGACGCCGGTCGCGCCGCCGTGGACGAGGGTGACGGGCTGGCCGGCGGCGGTCTTTTCGACTAGCCAGAGGGCCCGGTGTACAGCGTCTTCGTCGGCCCAGGTGCGCGAGCCGGTGACGAGCAGGCGGATGGGTTGGCCGTCGAACTTGTCGAGGATGGCAACCAGCGCTTCGACTTCGGCGAGGACGAGGGGCATTCAGACCACCGCCTCGTCCGTCAGGTTGTCGACCGGCTCCGGGTCCACCTGGAGGGCTGCGGCGTGCTTCGCGCGGCACACGTCGGAGCAGACGATGGTGTACGGGCGGCCCTCATCGACGTCACGCCACGACCCGTACCAGCACCAGCCCGGCCCCCATGCGCCGCGGGTGCCGCAGACGGTGCACATGCGCAGCGGAGCGCCATCCTCGTCCACGGGCGGCACGGTGGCCAGCTGCTGCGGGGGTTCCGGCTGGGCCAACTGCTGGACCTGCTCGACCGGCTGGTTGCGGACGACGCGAACGATCCGGCGGGCAACCTCCCGGTAGCCGGAGCGCAGCACCTCGGACGCGCGGTCCCACGTTTCGGCTGCGGTGTACGGGTATCGGCTGCCGGCAGCCTCGGCCGCGTCTTCGGCTTCGATCTGGCGCAGTTCCATGGCGACCCGCTCGACGACAGACAGTACGCGTCGGGCCATCTACGCCACCTCCCGCTCGACTTCAGCGGGCATCGCGTCGGCATACTCCGCCCAGACCCCGCTCTCAACCAGCAGGTCGATGACGGCCCGGCCCGCTTTGGTGATGGTCCAGATCTCGGCCGGTTTGAGGTGGCCGCCCCACACGCCCGGCTGGGCGTATTCGGCTGGGAGGTGGTGCAGGACGAGGCCGCGGGTGATGAGTCCGCCCATGCCGGAGTGGCGGAAGGCGCGCCGTAGCGGGTGGCCGAGCGGCGGGTCGTGGGGTGCGAGGGTGCCGTCGTGCAGTTTCTCGTCGGTTGACTTGTTGTTGCGTAGTTGCCGCTCGACCCAGACCAACGCGGCGATGTGCGTGGCGCCCAACGTGAGCACGAACTTGGCGGAGGTGACGTGGGCGCGTAGCGCCTCGTTCACTGCGGGCGGCGGAGGTGGTGGTGGGGTGCGACGGGGCATCAGCCGATCACCTCGCCAGTGATCGCCTCAACGACCGCGGCGATGAGGTCACGGGCGGCGGGTGGGGTAACTGCATTACCAAGCTGTCTAACGCGCTCGCGTTTGTTGCCGAGGACCACATAGGACGGTCCGAAGGCCATGGCGGCCTGGATCTCGTGTGGTTCAAGCATTCGGAACGTGCAGTCGTCAACGGCGACGCTCGCGCTGACGAGGGCGGTGCGGTCTTTGGTGGTGACGGTGCCGGCCGGCTCGTTCACGGGCCGGGCTACGCCGGTGTTGTAGTACGGGACGAGCAGGTGGTCCCAGCGGATGAGCGACTGATGGCCGGCCGCGGTCAGCGTCCGCAGTGGCTCGGTGACCGGGGTGGACATCTCGGCCCCGCCGTCGTTGTTGCGCATGACGAGGGCGTGGTGGTTGCCGGCCGCGGCCACCGTCGGGGCGGGCGCCTCTCCGGCCGGCCGGGCCACGCCGTTGTTGCGCAGTGGCACCACGAGGGCCTCGGTGTCGCGGGTGGTGCGGGTGCGGAACGGCTCCATGATTGTGCGGGCTTCGTCGTTCCAGGTGCCCCCAGCCGGCACTGCCAGCGCCTTGGACGCCGTGGTGTGCATGGTCTTGAGCGGCTCGTCCACCGGCCACGCCCGCACCCCGGGGCGGCGTTCGAACGTGTTCCCGGCCGCCTCGAGGTGGATCGGCCGGGCGTACCGGTGCAGTCCGGCCTCGATCCGGGCGACCGTCTTCGGGGCAAGCGGCCGGGCCCGGTCGCCGATGCGCTCGCCGGCGAGGGTCCAATCGATCGCGACGGCGGCCGGGAGTACGCCGGGGTAGACCTGCTGGCCACGGCAGGCCACGGCCGGGCATCGGTACAGGTACTGCTGGCCATAGCGGCCGCGTTGCCGGTCAACCCGCTTCCACGCCTGGATCGGTGTCACGGTGCGGTCGCAGGCGGGGCACCACGCGGCCGGGCGGGTCCAGCGGGTCAGGTCCGGCGCCCGGTCACCGCGGCGCCACGCGACGACGTACAGCCGGTCCCGGGACTGGGGGGCGGGTGGGCCGGCCTGCTGGGCGAACATCGAGTTGAGGTAGACGACCTGATGGTCGTAACCGAGCGCGTCGAGGCCGGTGATCCAGGCGGGCCAGAGGATCCAGTCGCGGACGTCGACGACGTTCTCGACGACGATGGCCCGGTACCGGTGCACCTCGGCAAAGCGCAGGACGTCGAACATGGTGGCCCGGGAGCGAACGACGGCGTCGTCGGGGAGGGTGTCGCCGAACAGGTCGGGTTGGGCGTCGGCGCGGCGGCGGCCTTTGGCCTGGGAATGGTTGGTGCACTCCGGCGACGCCCACAGGATGTCGGTGGCCGGATAGCGGCGGGGTTCGGCCTGGGAGATGTCGGCGGTGTCGTGGTCGGCGTGGGGGAACATGCCGGCGTGGGTGTCGACGGCGAGGCGCCAGTGGTTGGCGGCCATGCGGACGCGGACGCCGGGCACGAGCTCGGCGCCTGAGGAGCTGCCGCCCGCCCCACAAAACAGATCGCAAAGGGTCAATGTCACGCTGCGGCCCTCCCGGTGCGGGCGGCGTACCGAGCGCGCAGGCTGATCCGGTCGCACTCAGCGCAGTACCGTCTGCCGTTGGGCCGTACGCGGACGTTGTTGGGGTTGGTCCAGTCGTGACCTGCGCGGCGGCAGGCTACTTGATGAAG